GATGAAGCGCTCGCCGGGCGTGTGGCTGGCCATGGCCCATTCGGTGCCGCGCCGCCCGCGCAGCAGGTCGGACAAGCGGTATTGCCCCGGCGCGATCAGGTCCGCCTGCGCAAACTGGACCAGTTCATCACCCATCACGGCCAGATTTTGCCCGGCGAGCAGGGCCGCCATGCTGGCCGATGTCAGCGCCAGATCAGGGCGCAGCATGGTGACGATGACCTGGTTCACCTGATCAATCAGGTCCGTTGGCCCAGTTCCCAACGCCCCGGTCGTCGCGCCGATCAGCGCAGGTGCGGCGGTCAGGCCCGCATCCTCCCAGCTCAGCCCCATATCGCGGCTGAGCGACAGCGCGGCGCGACGCCAGCCGACTTCCACACCGTTCGCGGCGACCAGCAATTGCGGTTCGCTCGCCGTGCCACTGCCCAGCCAAGGCAGGTCGAGCAGGTGGAGTGTCGTGGGGCCGTGGAGGGTATCGGCCTGAACCGCGGCACGCCCCGGATCGGCGGCACGCGCGGGAGGGGGCACAGCCATGCGCTCGACCAGCATCTCGATCACCATGCCTTCCAGCGTCGAGGTGCGCACTGTCCAGTCGCCGGTCAGGCCGGGCAGGGTCACCCGCTGGCCGGGTGCAATGGGCAGCGCGTGCCAGGGCAAAGTGACTGTCACCCGGTCGCGTGAGCGCCAGCGTTCCTGCAGCGCGCGCTCGGCCAGCGACCGCGCCTGCTCAGGTGACAGGCTGGCGGCGAGATCGACGGCTTCCTCGCGCGAGCCGGAGGCCCCGCGCCGGGCACGCTGCAAACCGGACTGATAATCGCGAAGACTGTCATAGTAGCCGAGGTCGAGGCGTGATGGCAGGGCCGCCCCGGACCGGGCTCGCTGATAGGCACGGTCACCGCCCGCCGCCGGAGCGTCCCCGGCAGCACTGCCGAGGTCGGAGAGAGCAAGGGGAGCGCCTACCGCAATCTGATCGGTCAGGGTTACCACCGCGCCGTCATCCACCGCGCGCAATGTGATGGCCGGAGCGAAGCTCTCGATCAGGCCGCGAACATCGCTGCCCGTCACCGCCATGCCGCCCAGCGGCACGGGGCAATTCGCCGCGAAGCCAGAGGGCAGCACGTCATTCAAGACCTCCGCGACGCTGACATCGCCGTCGTCCGCCACCACCTCAAAACTGAGCGAAGGGATGCGGTTGCCATAATCGCCGAGCTGAAAATTCTCGAACACGGCGTAAGCAAGCCCGCGATAGGCAGGGGCGTTGCCCGCCCCTTCGGCGGAGAGGATCAGGGGATCGGGCGCTTGATCGTCGCTCCCGGTATAGAGGCGAAACTCGGTTGGCGTTTTGAAATCGCCCGCTGCCCCGCGCAGCAATTTGCCGTCCGCCCAGATCCGCCCGACCGAAGCGATACGCCGCGAAGAGAGCGCCACGGCGAAATTGGCGGAGTAGCTATACATAGTCTGCTTGGGCTGGCCTTTGCCGGTTTTTACCTTCTCGCGGGTTTCAGTCAGGTCGGTTGCCCAGATCACCTGGCCCGACAGGCGCGCACGGCCATAGACGCGCGGCAGTGCGCCACCATAGGTCGAGCTTTGCACGGCCAGTTCACCCAGCCGGGGGCCGCTGCGCCCCTTGGGTCCGAACAGGCGCTGATCGACCGCCTGGCCCAGCGCTGCACCAAGCGACGCGCCGAACGGTCCGCCAATGGCACCGCCAACGACAGTCAGGACAAGCGTTGCCATGATTTATTCCTTTTCGGTCAGGTGCCAAATGCCCAGAACGGGCCAGCGCAGCGGGGCGGGGGTTTCGGTCACCCGGCCCAGCCCGGCATCGGCATGGATCAGGCTGCTCCCGGTCCAGATTCCCAGATGCAACTGCGCTGGACCGGGGCTAAGCAGCACCGTGTCGCCGGGCCGGGGGGCGTCACTTCGGATGGCGATCCGGTCGAGCCATTCGGTCCAGATTTCGTTCCGCGTCGTGCGCAGCGTATAGCCGAGCGGCGCATCGCTCAGCCGAGCGACCGCCAGCGCAACCAGCCCGACACAGTCGAGGCCAGTCCGCGCGTCGCGCCCGTGCAGGCGAAAGCGCGTGCCCATGAGCGCCCGGGCGCGCGCCACCCGCGCCTCATCCGGCATAGCGGGTCAGCAAGTCATTGCCCGGCAGATGCGGCTCGCCGCGAAAATTGACCGCATTGGCAAAACGGGCGGTGCACGTTGCAAAACGCCGGTCACAGCCTTGAACAATTTCGGCGCGTGTGCCGGTTGGCACGGGAAAGGGTGCGACCTCCTCCAGCAACAGCAGAGGACCATCCTGTATGATGATCGCGCTCGACAGGCCCGCATTCGCGCCGTCGATCCAGCGCAATCGGCCAAAGGCGAAGCCTCCGGCTGGCAGCGCCTCCTCGACTGTGACATCTGCCCCAAGCGCTGCTGCAACGGTTACGATCTGCGACTGTCCAGCCATGTCGATGCGGCACTGCCGGTCGCCCAGTGTTGCGCGGCAATCGGGCGAGGTCACGACATGGACAGGCCCGTCGAGCATCTGGGTCGGCCCGTTGAGCGCGACAGTGAACGACGCGCCGTCCTGCGTCACCGTGCCCAGCGTGCCGCGCACCAATGGCACTGTGTCGCTGTCCGGGTCTTCCCAATTGACCGCAAACAGCGCCAGACGCGCCCCGTCCCACCGGCCCGCCGCCAGATCATCGTCACGGATGGCGTCGCTGGTCAGAACGCCCTTCAGATCGACCATGTCGCCGTCGAGTGCGCTGGTCCGTTCGATGGAGGAGGGGGCCATGCCCGGCGTCGCGCGGTAGAGCAGGCCACCGACGATCAGGTCCTGATCGTGGCTGGTAAAGCCCAGCACCACCCCGTCGCGTCGAGCCAGTCGCCAGCAAAAGGCGAGGGCGGTCAGCGGCTGTTTGATCCAGTCGGGCATGGCTCAGCGCTCCCGCACTTCGATCAAGGGAACGCTCGCCGCATCACCTGCTGCCCAATGCGCCATATCTATGGCCAGTCGGTCCTCGGCAAAGCGCACCGGCACGTCGAAGGTGAAGCTCGCCGCCACCAAAGCGCCCGCAACCGGTGGCGCGTCAAATTCGATATGATGGACATCCAGCGTCCAGCCACTTGCCGCGACAGCGTTCAGCGTCACGCTGACGCTCCCCGCGACAGGCCGGGTGATGGTCCGCACCTCGGCCTCGTCGCCGCTGCCATAATGTTTCACCAGCGCGAAGCGCGTCTGCACCCCGTCGCCAACGCCCAGCAGCTCGCTCGTCGCGCTGTGATCGAGCGGATCGCGGAACCGGAACGCTTTGGCCGCGCCGCGCCGCGCCCGGAAAAAGGCCAGCAATGTCCGGATATCCTCTTCGCTGCGCAGCCCCGGTCCTGCGTCAAAGCGCAGCCGCGCGCTCGCCCAATCGGCATTGCGCTGCTCATGCCCGCTGCCCGTCGTGACGATGGCGGTTGAAAAGCCGGGCTCGACGCTGGCCCCGCGCCCGATGGCAAGCGGGAACAGCACATCATCAAACGCGTCCATGGTCGGGTCTCCCAATGTGAAAAGGGTGAAGCCGTCGCGCAATATTTGCGGCAGCGCCCAGATGAAGGTTTCGGCAACGCCGCGCGCTTGTCCCGCGCGGGCAGCCGCTTCGATCAGCGCCCATTGCGCTTTGTCAGCGGCGGTCAGGACAAATCCCGACAGATAATGCTGGTCCGCCGGGGGATAGCCGAGCCGCGTGGTGATGGCGTCTGCGCCGCGCGCACTTGCCCCGCTCTGTCCGGTGGTGACCCAGTCATAATCCTCCAGCTGAAGCACATCGAACGCCGGGGCCGCCCAGCCGAGCGGGACATTGGCGCGCCTCAAGTCGGGCGCGGCGTCATCGAGCACGGTCGGCAGGAAGACCAGGATCATCGTTTCGCACGTCGGATGATCCAGCTTCACCGCATCCGCCAGCGCGATGGTCGAGGCCGAAAGGATTGCGCCCGCCGCATCGAGCACAGCCTTTTGCGGCGCGCTCAAACTGGTCGAGCGAACCGTCGGGATATTGACCGGAGACCCGCCCAGTGCGGCCTTTGCGGCATCATCATACAGGCAGGGCCGACCATCGGGCATCACCCACCACCACGGCTCGCCAATCTGGAACCGAGGCGCGTGACCGGCATCCACCGCAATCTGCACGAGTGCCCGCGCCACCGATTGCAGATAGGCCATGGCCCCTGAATGCGCGGGCGAGAGCAAAGTGGAGGGCGGCACCCATCCGGTTTGCGCCGCGTCCCCGTTCCACGCCCGCTGCTTCCAGTCATTCCAGCAATGCGCGTCGAACAATTCGTAACTGAGCGACAGGATCAGCGAGAAGCCAAGCGCCTTGGCTTCCGCTGCAAAGCTGTCATGCCATGCAGCACACGGCGCGTTGAGTGCTCCGCCGCTGCTGCTCACATAAAAATCGCTGCCCAGTGCCGCGAGCCGGAAATAATGGCTCATCCCGACATAATGGTTGATCGACCCGCGATAACCGAGCCGCAGCGCATTGTGCAGCAACCGCGCGGGGGTCAGGTGATAGCTGTCATCATAGCCGGTCGCGATGGACAGGCCGTGCGGCGGCACCATGACATCGCCCACACTCAAAACCGAACCCGGCCCGGTGCAGCTGATCGCACTCAGCTCCAGCCAAGCGCTCGCCGGGGTCGCCAGCACGCTGTCCGCGCCGGTAAAGCCCGGCGGAATGAGCGAGATGAACATCCGGTCGACATCGCCCGCCCAGACGGGATCGGCTTCACCCGGCAGCAGGAAGCCACCAGCAATTGCGCTGAAATCAAGCGTGATCGCGGCGCTTTCTGGCGTGCCAACGGCATAGTTCCACAGCCGGACAAACCAGCTGCGCGGAGCTCCACTCGCATCGCGGCCCTCGATGGTGAGCGTCGGGCCGTTGATCGCGTCGAGCGGCATCAGGCCCGACGCGCTCCAGTGGAACGACAATGTGCAGCCCCGGAAATCGCGGCTGGTTTGATAGGCCAGCAAGGGATGGTCGTGCCGGTCCTCCGCCTCCCAGATCAGGCCGCACAGATCGTTGGTTTTGTAGAAGACGGCGTCAGCACGCAGGCTGTGCGGGCGGGTGCTCACCACGCTCGCCATCATCGGACGCGGAAAATTGACGGTCCAATATCGCGGATCAAACCGCTTCAGCCAGGCGGTGTCCTGAACGTCGGTCGGGGTGGAGAGGGAATAGCCCATGGCATCACTCTCCGCTGAGCAAGGCGTTGCGCACCGCGCGCGCCACTTGCCGTGAAGATTTGACGAGCCGGTCAGGCGCAGTCCCGGCGGGGCCGCCCACGGCAATCGAAATGCGGACATCGCGGGGGGCCGCGCCGCCGTGCGGGGCAATCGCGCCGCTGGCGGTCGGCACGAACAGTTCCGGCCCGCGCTCGCCGACCAGATAGGCCTGGCCCGGCGAGACCGGCCCGCCGGTCGCGCGACCCGGCAGGCCGAGGGCAGCACCCAGCACCGCACTGCCCAGCGAGACGAGACCGTTCGATCCCCCGCTCTGCCCGCCGCCGCCGCCCAGGATCGCACCGATTCCGGATCGGATCGCGCTCCCCGCAATCTCCGCCATCACCGACAGGGCGACGCGCTTCAGATCATCAAAGCCCAATTTGCCGGTGCGTACCGCGCGCAGCAACGACGCCTCGATCATCCGCCCCGCCCGGTCCGCGCCGTCGCCCAGCGGCCCTTCCAGCGTCTGCCGCATGGTCTGGACATCGCGGGCAAAGCCCTGCGTATCGGCGCGGACGGAGACGACCAGCCGTTCGATTTCATCATCCATCGGGAAATTGCTCCTTCAAGCGGGAGAGGGTGTCGGCGTCGGGCGCAGCGGCTTGATCGGGGGAGAGCGCCGACAGGATCACCGCCAGCTCAGCGGGCGTCGCGCGCCAGAACTGGTCCGGTCGCCAACCCAGCAGCGCACCCGCCAACCCGGCCAGCCGGGCGGCCTGGCTGGTGAAGGTCAGCGCCTCAGCGTCCACCCAAAATCTGCCCGAGCAGTGACTTGAGCGCCGGGGTTGCCGCCGCCAGCCCTTCGGCCATCACCGCCTCGCCGAAATCGGTGCGGAGCAAGCCGGTCTTGTCCACGGCGCAGTGCCAGAAGAGCGCGACCATCTCGGCAAGCGAGAGCTTGCCCTCTGCCGCGCGTTCGACGAGCGCAAACAGGGGCCCAAGCTCTTCCTCGGCGGCGACCAGATGGGTGAAGCTTGGGCGCAGGACATGGCCAGCGACCACGGCCTCACCGCGCGCGGGATTTGCACTCACAGCGTCACCACAGGGCCAGAGCTTTCCAACGCGAGCGTATAGCTGCGCTCGCCGTTGAAATCGCCCGAATAGTCAAGCCGCGCGACCAGGAACCGCCCTTGCATCCGCTCGCCACTTTCAAAGCTGAGCTCATAATCATCGATGATCCCGGCGAGCGCGTTGGACTTGATCCGGGTCTCGGCAACCGAGCCGGTGAACACGCCCGCGCCTGCCACACTGACCGAGCGGACGCCCGCGCCAGACAGCAATTCGCGCCACGCGCCAGAGCCTTTGTGCGTGATGACAACCGGCTCACCATTGATCGACAACTGCGTCGTGCGCAGCCCGGCAACGGTCGCATAAACGGGCGTCACGGCGCCGTCTCCAACCTTCAGCAGGAAGGCGCTTCCCTTTTCTGCGGGCATATTGGTTCTCCTTGTTTGGGGGGATAGAGAGGGATGACTTGACTCCGAATCATCCTCAAAATCCGTTCGTGTCGAGCGAAGTCGAGACACCCCTGACACT